CTCCGGTTCGTTAGGTGTCACGAGGAATATTTCCCTCTCCAGTAGATTCCCACTTTTTGAGAACTTTGCCTTTGCTGTGAGAAGTTCTCGAATCGTGTCGTCGTCCAGGTCGCACATGAATTCCCTCTTGGATGATATGTCGTCGAGTTGGTTGACCTCTTTCATGGCCTGCACGTACGGCCAGACGTGTTTCCGGAGATAATAAAGTTCCACCTCGAGTTGTGTGAGTCGTGGGAGTATGCATTCCCTGAGACATTTACTAATTTGCTTCAAGTCATCTTTCCACTCGGTCATGATGGTAAGATTTTGATTATATTTTTTAAATCCCCAATCATGAGATCGAACCGGTGGAGTCTGTACTGCACAAACATCCAGAGGAAAAACATCACACTTTTGAATAAATTATTCGCTTCCGTGTCTTCCATCTTATAGATTCCCTTCATGAGACGACCGAAGAAAGTTTTGTCTTTGTGTTTCCCGGTGACTTGTTGTTCGAGTATTGTGAGGGCACACGTGTCGTCATTGATTGACCAATGAAAAAAAATGAACGGAATCAGGATCGAATAAAACTCCAAGTAATATTGATCGTCGATGAAGGGTGCCACGAGGAGGGTGGCGAACATCACGGCGTGTAACCAAAAGATGATGTTGTCCATTACTCTGTGCGTCAGAAAAAATAATCACTAAAAGTAAGACTATGGAAAAAGACAAAAAGTTACCTAAGATCTGGCACCCACAACAAGAGAGCATTCTGCGGGGATGGGGTGAGAGCGCCGCGTGTTACCGGTGGATGCACTACCAAGCCTTTTTGAAATACAGAACATCAAATATGCGTTACACATTACCAGTCATTATTTTATCGACAATCACGGGGACTGCAAATTTCGCCCAAGAACAGTTCCCACCCGCATTGCAACCTTACGTGGCCCCGAGCATCGGTGGCCTGAACCTCATCGCAGGTCTGATCGCGACTATTTCCCAATTCCTAAAAGTGTCTGAGCTGATGGAAGCCCACCGGGTGGCGGCGATGCAGTTTGGAAAGTTCTCACGCGTCGTGCGCTTGGAGTTGGCGTTACCACTCGTGGACAGGTCGAGGGACGGGGCGGACATGGTCGAATTGATGAAAGGGGAATACGATACGCTCATAGAACAAAGTCCCTCGATCCCGGCTCCAGTGTTGCTGATGTTCGAGAAAGAGTTCCCATCGGATGATCTACTCACGAAACCTGAAATCGTTCACATCAACCCGATCCAAACTTTCAGTGCGGTGTTGGAAAATTCAGTCGTGTCCAAGATGAAAGGACTGATTACTTCCGATAAAAGCAAGCAGGAACTTCTGACCGATCTCAAAAAAATCCAAGGCACCGACGCTACTCCACCTAAAAAGTTTTTCAAAAACGTCGTGGACACTATCGCCCAGAGACAACAAGATGAAACGAAGAAAGAATTGGAGGAGTTGCGTGGGAAAACGCAAGTGTCAAAGAAGAATCAAAAACTCGAGGAAGAACTCACGAAGAGGGCTGAATTGATGGAAGTTGCTGTGGAAGATTAGTGGCGATATAAATAAGGAGTAAAAGCAATAACATATTAAAAAGTCCCACGCAGGCAACGAATGGGAATAATTTCTTCTTTAAGGGTGAAATCAACCTCTCGTTGAGTGCGTCATTTTTGAAAACCATATCTATCGCTTGATTAGTAAGGTCGATGGACGCCTTCATTAAAATCGTGGAGGAAAAAAAAGTCGCGGAGGATGACGTGAATCTGCACGAGCGCACGCTTGAGAGACTGCAGGCTTTGGTCACGGCGGGTGAGAACGTGTTCATCACCGGTCCACCCGGTGTCGGAAAGACGTATGTGCTTCAAAAGTTTTTTTCACAGGGGTCGGGTATCGAGTTGCTGAGTGACCACATGAAATCAAAAAGTAATTTTCTTGATTTCATCCGGGACTCCACGAAGCACGTATTCCTAGATGACTACGAACCACTGTTTAAACCCGTGATCGAGAGGGTGTCTTCCGGTGACCGACTGACCCGTGGGAGTTTAGTTGTGACGAGTTCCTCGATGTTCATGCTTCCTAATTTCAAGACGTTGATCATCCCCCCGCACCCACCGGATAGGTTGGCCCTCTTGACTCCCCAAAAATTTAGCATGGACGCGGCCGTTCGGAGTAAGGGTAACATCCGTACCTACCTCGTGTACAACGATGGATACGACGAACAAGATAATTTCGTCACCCCGAAGGAAATCATATACGAACTCCTGTCGAACGTGGAAGCGACCCACACATCGGATTATTGTCAGGAGCACGGACACATGTTTGATATCTTTCAAACAAATTATTTAGATTCGGTGGGTGTGAACGTTGTTGGCTGTTCGATGAGTTTCAGTGACGCTGACCTTCTCGACGGTGTCATGTACAAGGAAGGTGCTTGGGAATTGATGCCATATTTCGTCAACCGATCTCTGCACTGCCCTAAATATCACATGGGAATGCCACTGAAAAAGGAAAAGATCCGACCCGGAAGCGGTTGGACGAAGCACGGGAACACGCGGATGAGGCAGGAAAAAATAAAGACCATCCGGGAGGAGAGTGGCGTGTACCCCTCTGTCGTTGATCACGAGAGTTTGTTTCTCCTTCACATGTACGCGAGGCGGAGGGACATAGACAAACTGATGACATACAACATTTCCCCGGTGTCCTTCGATGTCATGAATCACCTGTGCATCGCACACAAATTAAAGGCACGAGACGTGAATACGATTAAGAAACTCATCAAGGATGCAATACGTCTTAGGGAAGAACGAGGATGAGGAGGAGGAATTAGAAGTGGTGAAAGTCACCGGTAACGAGATGTACTATTACGGTGAGATCAACAACGAGAATACTTTGGAATTCGTTGAAAAGTTCAAGAAACTGGAGCAACACCTGTTGAGGATTTCCGCTGAGATTTTAAATTACGAACCGGAGATTCGGGTGCACATATGCTCCGAGGGTGGAGACCTCTTTTGTGGTTTCAGTCTCATGAACCTTTTGGAAAAAAGTCGCGTTCGCGTGGTCACAATCGCCCAAGGTGCCTGTTGCTCGGCGGCGACGTTCATGCTCCTCGGCGGCATGGAGAGGCGCATCGCGCGCAACGCGTACATCCTGATTCATCAACTCTCCAGTGGGATGTGGGGGAAATATGAGGAGATGAAGGATGAGATTCGCACGTGTGAAAAATTCATGAAGATGATCCGTGGGACGTATCTCACGAAGACTAAAATACCGGAGAAAAAACTCGACCGCCTCATGAAGAGGGACATCTACCTCGAACCGTCTAAAGCGATAAAGCATTCAATTGTTCACGCTTATGACTAACATCCTTGTAGCGTTTGTAAAGGCCAAGCGCTGCTAAAATTATTACAATTATACATACATTATTCAGTGACATTTCGACCGTTGGACTTTGTGCCACCTCGATCCTTGCCAGCCTGGCATGGTTGACGATCGGCAACATGCTACAGTAGGGTGGTATTTTATTTTCGTGGAAATGGAATCATGACCCCTTGTGGGTGTTCGTGGTGGTGCGGTTCCAGATTTCGGAATCGCACCTTCCAGTGCCTGAACGTTTGCGATTTCACCGGAGACGCCTGTTTGTGATCGAGGATGACCCGTATGCACTGCCCCAGCTTCACGTTCCACGTCTGGTGGCTAAACTCATCCACGAGTTCTTTCACCATGTCCGGATATTCGCGTGGTTCCTCGAACCCAAGGGAGTACAGGGCGTGGACGATCTCAGGTCGGGTGGATCGGAGGGCGGAGAGGAACAGATCGTTCCAGTGTCGCCGTGGCACGCCGTTGACGAGATTGAATTCGTCGGATACCGTGAGGAGGTATTCGACGACGTGGAGTTGGTCACATTTCATCGCCGAGTAGAAGAGTTCGCTCCAGTTCTTCTTCGGTGTCTCGTGGACTATGTCCATCGCGATCGTCACAAAATGGCGTATCAGTATGAGATTTCCTCGTGTGTTGGAAACCCCCCGTGTTCCGTGATACAGGCTGTGTTCCCAGGTGTGATGTTCTGTTGTCAGGTGAACGCGAAGGCACACGCGCGCCCTCACGCGCACGCGCAGGCGCACAGGTGGCGCAAGGTCGGGCAGAAGATCAGTGGGTCGAGTTATTACAAGTGTCTGACGTGCGCGATCCGAAGGAGGGTGAACAAGGGTAAGAATGCATTTAAGATCCCGGGTATGATGGAATACCAACCGGAGTGCCCACAGGTGTGCTCCGGTTCACCCAAAACACAAACGCAGCGACCATCGCTCCGACGATCGCCACGACAAGGCTGAACGGATATTTCTTCTTCTCCTCTAGGGGCCTATCCGGTAGTTTTTTAACATTAGTATTGAGGGTTTCGATCTTCTTTGTAAGTTTCTCGAGGGCAACTAAAATTTGAGCATTTTTATCGACGGGTTTCGCCTTCACGTCTATAGTGTGAATCTCGAGTATCATGTGCCACGTGCACGCCGGATTGAGGGGTAAATAGTCCCCGTCATCCTGCATTTCATATAGCCTGAAATTCAACTTCTTTATAGATATGGGATTAAAGTAGTTGAGTTTACGCTGAAAAGGTTTCCATTGTTTATCTCGAATCAGAATATTGTTGGACCCCCCAGAAAAATGCCTCTCGAGGGGCACACGCGTGAGTATGGAAGAGTGTCTCTCGTCAAGAATTTGTGCAGGCGTGGGGATCTCGTCACACACGACGTCTATGTATTTCGCTATATCCGTGTTGAGGTTGGAATCGTTTCCACCGACTTGTGTCACGTAAAATTCTACAACTTTGATCCCACACACTTTGGACAGATCTTGTGGATGCGTGTTGCTCTCTAGTGTAAAATCTAAAGAAAATGTATTGTTCGTTCCATTGACAAATCTGGAGTCAACCGTCATGTACTGGACACGTTTTGGCTGATCTTCGAGACTGAGCATCCCACTTCCTAATGTTAGCTAGCATTTTTCTGACGAATTTTCGTCGATACCCCTTTTCCATGTACGCCTGACGTAGTCGTGTACACACCTTCAGATATTCCTTGTCAGTGATCGATTGTCGGATGTCGAATACATTTGCAGTGAGTAACCGGATAAATCTAAGGTCCTTCTCGTCCTGTGTGCCCACCGCTTCCGCACACTTGAGTAGGGGTCTGTACTCGATGGACATCGTGTCGAATTGTGACCGCTCGAGTTAATTTGCCAATTGGTTTTTTATTCTAAAAATATACAAATTTTCTAAAAATATACAAATTTGGTCAAATTTGGGTGACACTAGTCGGGGCTGACCTGTCCGGTGACCGTCACAAGTCGACTCTCGACACCATATCTAATGGAGGAATACCGTCATCTGTGGGAACTAGAGGACTTCCGTCTGTGGGAAGAAGAAGAAGAAGAAGAAGGAGAGGACGAAAACAACTATGAATGGGTTCGATGTGAAGATTTCGTCGAACGGTTCGATCGTTTCATCAAGGCAAGAGAATCGCAATCGCAATTCTTCACCATCTGCGACGATGTTACCGTAAACGGTGAGACTCTCGAGAACTGGCCCGTCGCCGAAATCTACGTCAGGTTCATCCAACGTTTCCATCGTTTCACGATTGCGAAAATCACGACGTTTGAGGATTTTCGACGTCGTGGTATCGCCCGAAGGATCGTTCGTCTTACGAAGGAGCTGTGTGCGCTTCATGGATGCACCGCACGATTCGAGAGCGTAAACAGCGACATAATGGCGTCTTTACTACGATCCGAGTCGTTTAAGGCAGTGTCCGAGAATGATTACATAATAATGAGGAATGATTACGAATGGCAAGCGTCATCATAGATAGACCTGTTTTGTAATATTACATGTTTACCGTCCGTCCGAGATACACGTTTATAGCGTAGATCGCGTGAGGGTCACCGGTGATCTCGGAACCCTCCTCGATCCTGCGATCGCACTCAAGTTCGACGATTCTCTCGTACGCTTCGCGGAACACGGGTGTGAGGTGACCCAAGTGCCAGCAAAACATTTTCAGTGCATAGTTCCACTGCCGGTTCCACGTCTGTTCGCGTGTCGTTGTTGTCGTGCGCATGTCTGAGGTTCTTGTATTACAACAGTAAGTTTATTCGTCACAGAGTCTTGATACAAAATCCATGGATTCTTGGACTTGAGATCGTGCGATCTGATCTCTGAGTTGACACGCTTGGAGGCGCATCTGGATGACGCGATGATTGCACGTGTCACAACATCTCCCACTATACATGGGTTCCGCGTTATGTCCGTGACCGGAGACTCTATTTTGACAGTCTGGGAAGCAACACGTGACAGTCATGGTGCGCGCGTGCGTGGTTCTGACGTGTGGTTTTTCGCGAGATACGGTAGGGTATGTTATTCGTAATTTGTTGTGCACTCACGTGGATGTGTGTTTTTATTAAAAACCGGGAGGGGGTCACATACATTGAGGACTTTTTCAGTGATAAAGACTTCAACCTAATTAAGAGTGAGACTGAAAAAATGACAAATCTTCTTGGTGGCGAGCGCAGTACGTGTGCCCACCACCGGTTGGGGTGTCACGTCCCCGGAGACTCTCCGGTGAATTCCGTGTTACGTTC